AGGACTTTGTCACACCAACTTTTGGAAATGGTACTGTACGTCTACGCTTCAGAGAGTACGTGGGGGATGTCCTGGCTGGCACGTTTACGGGCTCAGCTGTTCAGAATCCTTTCACAGTTACCTCTTACCCTATACAACCAGGTCAAACGATTGCGTTCCCTTATCTCTCCCAAATCGCCGGGAACTATGAGCAGTATATGTTTCACGGACTTACTTATGAGTTTGTGTCAACTTGCTCTCCTTATTCCCAAACGACTGGTGGAGCTTTGGGATCAGTCATTCTATGTCATGAGTCAAACCCTGCAAGACCCCCTTATGCGTCAAAGTTTGAGATGGAGAATAGCGAGAATGCTATCTCTTCTCGCATTGACCAAAGCAGTGTTTATGGCGTGGAGTGCGCTGATTTCCGCACCAAAGGGTTGCTCGTCAGGTCAGCAGCCCTCAGCGGTTTTTCTTCTTCCCAAGGGGCTGCCTTAGCCCCATTCGATTTTGGTAATATGTATATAGCAGTCGCCTCCCCCAGTTCAGCTTCAGGAGCTAACTTGGGTGAGTTGTGGGTGACGTATGATGTGGAATTGTCGAGGCCCAGGATATCCTCTTACCTGCCAGGTAGCTTTCATGCTACCTCGGTAGCGGACATAAGTGCTACAAAGCCTTTAGGCACTAGCACTACGACGTTCGCTTATGGGAAGTTGGTAAACCTGAGCATCACGAGTACTGCAACAGATTCTGTCATCACATTCCAAGGCGTGCAGCCGGGCGATTACATATTTACCAGCTTGGTGTGGTTTGGCACTGCACAAACTCCCGTGGCTATAACAGCCACAGCCAATGCTGCCCTAATTGAGAACAAGATCTTCGGGTCAGGTGGCGCAGCTTCAGCTGTGCAACGTTTTGACTCCTCCGTCTTGGCTGGCACTAGTCTCACGTCGACGACTATGTCTTATGTCAGCTCTTATTTAGTGTCAACAACAGCCACACCAGGCTCTCCTCCGACCATATCCCTGCGAACAAGTGGGACATGTGGTTTTTCCAATTGTCAGATCGTGGCCTTCGTAAGTGCAACAGGAATACCTTTCTGAGGCCTTGGCAATGTTTCCCCCGTCGGTTATTTCCCAGGTGGGATAACGACAACAACCCTAACTGCAAGTGGTCGCGTCACTGCAACTGGGGGTGTATATCTCCCGGGGGAGACTACAGTCACTGACATAACGGGAGACCATGTGCAAGTCTCTACCCCGTCGACAAGAATAACCATGGATTATAATTCTTTAGAAGCGGTAGAGGCCCCAAGCACATGCTTAGTCCGACCAGACAGTATCCAGATGTACAGTACAGACAGCAATGTTTTTAACCTCATCGCGTCGGACAAGATAACAGTGAGTAGTAATGACATGGAGCTGAACCTGAATGAGCAGTCTATTTCGATCAACGCGGTTTATACCAACTATTCGTTTTTAGCTAGCCCTGTGCAGTTTCAGTATCAGAGTGGGGACTCCGTCCTGCTGATTGACAGCAACGGCATATCGTCCACCTCCGGTTATTACGCCACAACAACATCGCAAAGGTTCCAATACTGTGGTGACATGGCTTTGCTAGCGTCATCCAGTAGCACCGTTGCTAGTCCATTCCACCGTATTTATCGTTGTTTTGCATCGGTAACTTCTGTGGATTTGGAGGCCTTCAGACTCGTGTCTTCATCCGAGTGCAGCCCCATCACCTTTTTAGTTGGTGGGTCTAACGTGACATTCAGTGTTTCCTCAACAGCCCCGGGAACCTTTTTTGTCGGTGGGTCCTTTGTGAATACCTATACTGCTGCTCCTCCCGCGGTGGTGACAATTTACAATACTAGCAATAAGTTCTCCATAACGCGCACCCCTTACGTTTGAGAGAGCTTTTGGTTGAGATAGGCGCCGCAATGCGAGCTGCGGCTAAAGCCATTCGACCCCGGTTTTAACATTTTTAACACTTTATTATCATGCCGCGCCACCACAAAAACAGAAGACATCAAGCTTCAGCCTTTGACAATCAGATCACCGAGCAAGAATACGTCATCGACTTCGGTCAGGATGAGCCCAGAGCCTTCACAGACTTTGAGCGGGACGTAGGTGAGTCAATGGCCCTATCCATGGGAGCAGTAACAGACGGTGCAGGGTACTTTGAGAGGAACGTTAGTTTGTCTCCGTACGCTGGACTCCTGAATCACTTCCATAAGCAGGGCAGACCAGGTTTCTCCGAGCAGGCTTTTAAGCTAGCTGGGAGTCATGTGGCCAAGAATGCAAGGAATGGGAAACTGAAGTTAAGCATGGATCCTGTCGTAGTGGATCAATATTTACATGGCACCAATGAGTCAGTAAATTATTTAGGCGTGGTAAAAGATTTTGCCGTAAAAGGTTTACCAAAACCTTATATAGAGTGGGATCTTCGCAAGGGGAAAAGCAACTACATATTCTCAGTGAATGGAGTTGCTTATAAGGACTACGTGGCCGGTCGGGTCGACGACCGTGAGCTAAGACAGGCTATACGCCGTTCTAGGAATGCCAATAAGGCCAGGATGACATTAAAAGCGCCTGACCTAAACTCGGCAAGGTCCCGGAAGGTCGTGGCCTATAAGGAGTCCAACAACGCGAAGAGAGCCGCACGGAGAGCAGCAGAGTCATCTGCTGCTGGTGGAGTGCTAGGTAGATATTTAGATGTCCGTCGGTCCCAGTTAAATGGTGCTAACGGGGAAGTGACCGGTTCAGACGACGTTGCCTACAGGATTCTCGGCGTATCAGGCTCATTAGAGTTTGAAGCAGTGGATTTGTTGACAGCGTTTGAGTTGTACTGTGTTGTTTCCGATTTCTTTGGATTTGATGTGGACCTTTACTCAGATCGAGGCGACCCTGAACCGGTCGTTCCATCGCATGATGACTACTTTGTAGACTCATTTGTGTTGGTCACCCTGTGGTATACCACAGTGGCTCTCGAAGACGATGTCATAGAGGTTCCATGCCTAGGAGGTCGCTACCAAGTCTCACTGAGAGTTATAAGGAAATTAGCTCTCACACTACCCCTCAACGGTAATAATGGTTCTTATACCAATACCGACGATCATAACTTCATATGTTATGCTCAAGAGATTGAGGGCACTTACTACTATGTGTACAACAATAAGGTCTGCACTCTGGGTTATGAGCCGTTAGCGCCCATCATCACGGAAGATGGTGATGAGATCCAGTTTGTGTTCCGGGAGATGACTATAGTAGGAGCTCATAAGCACCACACAGGATGTCTTAAGTTCGAAGACGACCAACAGTCGTGTACGATAAAGAATCCTTTTTTCCACTTACACCTGCAAGCAGTGTCACGTGAGTTCCCGAATGCCCATTATTGGGTTGTGAGGGATTTGCACGCTGCGGAGGTCAAGCACTGGGTTGGGGGCAAGCGCGGCGAAAGCCGCCATACCGCCATCCAGCATAGGCTCTCCAATTCCGGGTACTTCGATTTGCTTGATGGCAACAATATGTTGTTCACGCAGATCCGAGCCATACTCCATCACACACTCATTTACAGCTCTGAGGTACAAGCACGTAAGCTTACCACAACCGCTGTTACTCCTCTTTACAACCCCGATAACCCATTTCGTGGGGTCAAGCCGTCAGGTAGCTTCATGTTATGGAAGGGGGTTAAGACAAGAGGCAAGAGTTATGAGGTGCGACGTGATTGGTTCAAGGTGTCAGGGAAAGGGTTCCATTGGGTCAATGGGATGCCAAGGTTTAAAGTGGATGGTGTTGGTGCAGAGCGCCGAAAAACAGTCTTTTTTCGGATTAGGCCTTTCAACGAGTTTGTCTACCCCGAGTATTCAGCGGAGAATGTTTCTTTCGCACTGTCAAGAATACTCAAGAGTAGATCATCAGGCTTAGCCGATGAATCACCAGAGGACCGTCAGGATTATGAGCGTTTCCTCATAACCAACCAAGCATGGGTTTGTCAAGACCAAATGCTGCCTTCCTTCAAAGAGATCACTAATATGAAGCCAGATCTAAGTGGGTTCCGTCGCAACGGAGTCGATTATGATTTTGAGTCACCATTAGCATCCGCCACGTTCTTCAACCTGTTACAAGGTACTGGAGGACCAGCGGATGATATCTTTGAGGGAGACCTTCCAGAACCAGGGATGGAGGGCTTGTTGGAAAATGAGAGCTACGCAGATTCAGAGGATTCTCAGGGGAATTTGGCCCATGTCGGAGTTGCTTATGATGACCGAGAGGACATTATGCGTAAAGCGCGCAAGCAACTCAATGGGTACATGGACACGGTTAATAAGTCCTGGTGGAGGCGCTTCCAGGAAGCTCTTGGCAGTTTAGCTCGAGGGTTACTGGATGTGTGGGATCAGTTGTTTACGCAGGGGT